GCTTGGCCACCATTTAGGATGACTGTATATGCGCCTGGCACTTCTGCCCAAACATCCATATCCGCTGATCGAGTCCATGCGCTTGCAGATGCGTTGTAAATGCCGTTTTGTGACGATGTGCCTTGATTCTTTACTAGAACCCTATCACCCGCCAAGGTTGTATATCCGTCAATTGTCTGTAAACCTGACAACGTAATCGAAACGGATGTGCCGCATTTAACCGCTTGTTTAGGGTTTAAACCTTGGGCAATTTGGTCAACATAAAACTTATTGGCAATGTCTGTGTTGCCAGTCGGAGAAGTCGTAATCTGACCTGTTGTGGTCAAGATATTTGTAAACGTACCCGTAGAAGGTGTGATGCCGCCAATAACGCTACTGTCAATTGTGCTTGCCGTAATGCTCAATCCAGACTGCTGAGGATTGATATTAGGGTAAAACGGAGTTCCCGCAGGGCCGATGAGACTGACCAACGTAAATGTTGGCTGTGGCCCAAAGATGCCCTGAACAGGAACTATGTTGATCGTAGAGGTACTGGCGGCATTGGTCATTACGATTGATCCACAGCGGGAGTCAAGTAAACAAGGCTAGGGCCAGCGGCAGAACCGATAGCCGTCACATAACATGGTAATTGACCACCGATGGGAGGACACGCCAACACGACAGGAGTTGTCATGAGGGGAGGCAACAAAAAGTCACCAGGTGTTCCATCAACAGGCAATGTCGCTGCATCAGTAGAAAGCTGACTGAATTTAACCGCTACGCTTACCGAACCAAGGTTTAGGCAAGAAACGTAGTTAATCAAATCGTTAGTGTTAGCGGTCAACTGAACAGCCGAGTGCGCGGAGGCTGTGACACTAAGTGCCGCAGTCTTGCCACCGATTCGGATGACAGATGTATTAGCCATGGTTTAAGCCGCGTTCACAGGCAATGGGCCTTCTGAGCGAACGATTTGGAACTCATAAACACCAGCATTAGGGGTAACTGAGCTAGATGTGAAATTACCAAATTGAACAGTCAGAACATTGTTTGTCAAGCAATCAGCTTCAACAATAAACACACCGCTGATTTGGTTTGAAATATAACCTTGAACCAAAATCAGGTCGGTTGTAAGCAAGCCAGGCACAGAGAATGTTTGATTGGATGTGCTAGTTGCAGAAACTGCGCTTGGAGTGATCGAAGGCGCAATGTAGAAGGTTTCGTGGGCATTACCACGCGCAACAGTCGTAGATGACATGATTATTCCTTTTAAGAATGAGTAAATTATAGCGTTAAACGAAAAAAAGCCATCCCTTTTGAGGATAGCTTTTTCCATTTATTGCATTGCAACTTAGGCTGTCAAGCCCTTGTTTTTCAATGCAGTAATGATGGCGTTTACCGCTGTAGCGATTTCAGTACCAGTGGCACTGTTGCTGATAGCAGTAATGGCCGCGGCTTGAGCCACGGGGGTTGCGCCATGAAAGCCAACCAATTTGGTAGAAGAGCCGCCCAACAAAACGCCATTGCTAGCGTCACCATTGAACAGGTAGTTTGCGGTTACTGTGGTTGATGGTCCAGGATTTGCCATGATATTTATTCCTTAAAAATGGTTAATTAGGCGGCAATACGGCAAGCCAACTCGGGGTACAGAGGGGCCCAACCATACAAAACATCCAAACGTGTGGGAATGGAGTCGTTGTTGATGGTGTATTGACGAACAACACGCATTGACAAACCAATTTCTTTGTCAGAGGCGCGGCCAGCGAAGTGAACGCCATCAGGCAATTCCAAGTCGGCCACTGCCAATGTAAAGGCATTGCGGTGCATCATAATGTTCTGGGGGCTAGACACGCCAGTGTTGTTAAACGCTGTAATGTTCTGTGAACCAGATGAAGTGATGTTCACGTTCTGGAACTGACCGCCAGAGATGATGGCAGGGCTAACAACAACAGAAGTTGCGCTAGTGCCAACAGCAGTGGTGGACTGAACCACGAAGTTACGCAATTTGCCGTATGACTGACGATTCTGTGGGTTAACAGCAAACACACCAGGGATTGTGAACACGTCACCAGCGTTCAGGGTAGAAGCTGAAGATGCGGTCAAAGAGATGGTGGAATACTGAGCCCAACCAGAGGTCAGGAAGCCAGTTGCGGTGGTCACGTTGCAAGCGATGGTGTTAGCAGACCATGAACCGAATGTCTGAGACACAACGTTCTGATCCAACTTCCAATTCACGCCAGCAGAGTCACGACCCATCAAGCCCTTGCGATACTGCTCGCCAATAGCTTCTTGGGGTACGAACAAACCTTTCAAGCTGTCCACGATGGTTGCGCTTGTGAAGGGCTCAACGATACATGAACGACGACCATCGCGGGGTGCGCCTTCGGAGTCAAGGTAAGCGCCAGCGGTCAGATAAGTAATCAGACCTGTGGGGGGCGTACCAGCAACACCAACGATGTTTGCGGTTTGTGAAGCAGCCAATGACAGACCATCGCGGTCAATCTTGTTGGCAATAGCGGCAACAGCAGGCTTCAACACGCGGTCAGAGAACATATCCAAAGATAATGCCAAATCTTGTGTGGTGAACTGTGTGTCAACGTGGAACTGGGTGCTCAAGGTAACAGGCACGCTTGTCTCGTTGAAGTCTTCAACGTTCAAAGCAGGGCCAGTTGTACCGATGAAACGGCCAGGTCTACGAACGTTAACTGTGTTACCAATTTTGCCGCCAACGACAGCGAATTGGTCATCATAGTTACGATCGACTTCGGAGGTGAAAGTCAACTCATTTTCCAAGACCATCAACGCTTCGTTGGTGATCTTGCTAATGGTAAGCAAGGTATTGCTCATGATTAATCCTTTAAATTAAAAAACAAATTTATCTAATCTTTCCGGCCTTGCGAGCTTCTTTCCACGCTTGGTATGTGCCATGAAATGCGCCATTCGCATCTATTTGGACACCCATCGCATTTCCAGACGCTCTGATCGGATTGATCGGAGGTGGTGCTTTACTTTTACCCACAGGATTACTAGGCGCATTTTCAGTTTTCCTCTCAAAACGCGCTTCCAACCTACCAATTTCGCGTAGCGCGGCACTTGCTGACATTGTGGTGATTTTCTTGGCCAATTCTGCATTGTCCGCCAATTCATAAAGAATCCGTGGCCCTGCATCACTCTCCAAAATTGCATCTCGAATATGGTCAGGAACGACCACATCACTTGATGCCACCATGTCATCGAAATCAGGCATCTCCGTCTTCGCTGCTGTCACTTTCTGCGCCCAAGATTGAATAACCTTTTGACGCTGTTCATCGACCCTGCGATCACGTTCCTCTTGATCTCGCTTTAACAATGCTTGCTCAGTCGAATACTCTGCTAATGCCTCTGCATATTCAAAAGCATCAGAAAACTGATTCGGCTGTGGCTTTGCATCCATAACCCTGACCTGTTGAGGCTGAGTTTGTTGACGCAATGCCGCTACTTCTTTCTCCAGATTTTCACGAGCTGCCCGTTCGCGTTGCGCTTCTTTACGCGCTTCCTCACGTTGCTTCGTTATGTCTGAAAATCGCTTTTCGAGTTTCGGATTAGGTTTCCGGTCCTCTGTCGGTTTGGCTTCAGTTTCTTCGCTAGGCTCACTCTGAGTGGCTTCTTCGACTGGCTCTGTGGGAGTTTTCTCAACCACAGCCTCAGCTTCAGGCTTGTCAGCTATTCCTAATTTTGCGAAATAAAAATCTGCCGAATTCTCGCTAGTCAATACTTGACCCGCTTCTTTTTCACTTTGCATGAGTTGCCTCAAGGGTTTTCCCCGTGTTCCTCACGGGTAAGGTTTAGTGGTTTTTACCACAAATCTGTTTAAATTGCACGTTCTGTCGTTTCAGCAGACGCATTTTTTAATGATTCTCTGTCCAACTGCGCCAACAACAACGCAACTTGTGCCTTCATCTGCTCAACTTCCAACTGAGTTTGAGTCTTGACAATGGTGTCGTGCGCTTGTGCATCAACCTTCATCTTCATGTCGGCATGGCGCTCTTGGTCACGCAATTCAATTTCATGGCCGCGGTTTGTCTCTTTAATCAAAACACGCTTAGTCTCAGCATCTTGTTTAACTTGTTCAATGTCTTGACGCTGTTTCATGGCCAACTGCATAGCCTGAATCTGCTGAGTCATCTGCTGAACTTGCTTCTTGCTCTGCGCCAGTTGCATCTGAACTTGAGGCGGTATGTCAGACTTCTCATCAATCTGCGCCAACGGGTTAGCTGCGGCCAAGCGATCGGCAATAATTTCAGCACCAGGGAAGTCCATGTTCCTGAACACCAAGTCACCCGCGATGCCAAACAACTGCTGATTGCCGTTAAGCAAAGGCATCATTGCCTCTACCGCGGCTTCACGCTTGCTGTTGTAGCCTGGCCCTGTCTCCATCACTACGTCATATTGGCCAACAGTCATGTCATGTAAGACCTGATAAACGCCTTGTGCGTCTTGTTTGACTTCGTTAATCGTCACCAAGTCAGGCTTGCCATCGTCACCAATGATCCGC